TTATACTCGGTAGTCTTCCTGAGGATTTAAAGAAACTTTCCCATAGTCTGTTTTGGCACGTTTTTCTGCTATTATGCCAAAGCCTGCAAGAGCACATGGAAAAACAAATGAACAAATTAACCAAAAGCGTGCTCTTTCGATATCAACAATATAAAAAACAGTTAGAAAACAAAATAGAAATAGTGAAATAAAAAGAGGTCTACTCCGAAAAATAGAAGAGAAAACAGGAGAAATAGAAACATTTGAATGGATTTGAACCATGAAAATATTTTCTTGGCATAAGTTGTTCAATTTTTTTTCAAGTCGCTCAATTTCCATTTCAATATATTTTATCTTATATAAAATAAACGGGATGAACATGTAAATGCCAAAGAATAGAATCATCGTTACTAATTCAATAGGATATTCTGTTATAGCAGCAGATTTTTCGTATAGTAATATTATGATATTTCGCGTCTTGTCAATTGCAAGTAGTATAAATTGGGAAAGTGCAGGAATATAAGGTAATATTAAAAGGGAGCGCCTTTTTTTTCGTGATCGCTTTAGTTCATCATATAAAAACTCAACTTTTTTGATGGCTTCAATGCTCACTTGAATCCTCCCTTGTTGGTTTCCCTACGGCCTACAAACCTTACACGGCACATATCCGGCGTCGATCGCCTCGTCCCGGCTGTCAAAATAAACCTTGTGATGGTCGCTCATACGGCTTACATAGCTGCAGCTAGCATAGTGGAACTTATAACTATGGCTGTTTCCTATGTAGCTGGATCCGAGAGCTACGGAGCTGGCCATCATGCCCACCAGAATAAGGATGGACATTAGAAACAAAAGCTTTTTCTTCACCACAAACATCTCCTTTAGTGGTTTCCTTTTACAGTGGAATAGATTTCCTTATATGCCTCCTTTAATTGCTCCAATGCGAAGCGGTTGATCTCCTCCGGGCGGGAAGTGTTGCTCGGCACTAGGCGCAGTCCCTTCTCGTGGATCAGGGCCAAGACTAGCTCTTTGGTGATTTTAGATGATTGGTCCATTAGGGTCATCTCCTAGATGCGTAATCAATATTGAAAAGAGTAGGTCAAGTTAGTCTTTTTATAGAGAGAAAGAATATTGAAGGCATATTATTTCATGAATAACGTAGTAAAACAGGAGGAATTTTCAAATTATACTTTTAATACTTTGAACAAGGTCTTCGCACTTAGTCTTGTTTTTAAATAATGTTGGTAATATTGCATTTGAATAGGAGAGATCAATATTTTCTTTTAATTTACAATAATAGTATTTTACAAGAGAAGCTATTTCTTCTTCTGTATTTTTAAGATCATTTTTGATTAATGAGTTTGTATCTTTTGAAACGCGTATTTTTTCAAAAACCAATAACGAGATTATCCTATTTCCATGTACTGCTATTGAGTAATCACGGCCCTCTTTTTCGGATACTATTTTCTCGATGCATTTGTCGATTATACGTTGGTATTGCACAGCATTCCATATATAATCACCAGAAACTTGGGGGTTAAAAAGAGTTCGATAAGGTGATTTACTTATATTTTCCCAAAGGCGACCGATTTCGCGCTTTAATTGAACTACAATGCTGACATCACGAGAAGCACATGCCAGCGCAGTTGTACTTTCAACTAAATCAAAGGCTGTTTTTGTTCGATCGACGCCTTCAGATCTAGCAACATGATAAGTTATACCTTCAATTGCTAATTCGGTTTTAATTCGGTTTTGTTCAGGATCTAAAGACACAAAATCACGGTTATCAATTCTATTTTGTCGGTTATTAGTTTTTGTAACTTGTTCACCAAAATTAGGTTCACAATCTTGTAAGGAGATTACTCTTACCGGAATATATGCAGACTTTAATTTCTCAATGTTTTTTTCACCGAATTTTCCTATTGAACTGACCGTTTGAGCTCCATTAACAATGCTGATATTTGAACATTTGAACTGTCCAAAATCACGATCTGCTCCTCCTGCCATCGTTTTCTCCGCATTGTCACAGACAATTGTAATTCCATTATTAAAGTACCAGAAATGCTGTGGGCAAGAATCCAGTGTTTTTGTAATTTCATCGTTAACTTCAGTTTCACCAAGCATGCCTCTTAAATTTTTTGAAAAGAGGCGAGACCTATAGGTTTCCCACCATTGAGCAATTTCAACACCGTTTACTTGCCCGTAAAACGCTTTGTGGGGTTCTAATATTCTCCCCCAATATTTCAAACCGATACTAATATCAATAGGGTCTCCTGTAACTCCCAATGCAAGTGAATCGTGAAGAGATTTTTGATTTAGCTTTGTAAAAAGTACGACTTCACTTGTGTCATTCATTTCCGCAAGAAAATCATCAAAATCTTGAGTTGCATGAGATGCGAGTTCTGTCTTTCCAGTATGAACTAAAATGACTTTGCATTTTGTATTTGGTTCACTCATGGCTTTTTTTATTTCATCTTGCTTGGCGCGAACTTTGTCATTAAATCTATCAAACTTTAAATCATAAAGATCGCGCATTCCATCAATAAATTTTTTAACATCTCCTCTGTTAGGCTCGCTATTCCCGTTGCTTATCCATTTTGATTGAACTAAATAGAGCAACCTTGCTCTTTCATCGTAATAAATTGCATCGATCCCATTGTCGTCAGATCCATCAGTAATTGACTTGCCAGCAATATCCGCATTTACGTCTGCTATGTATTGAATAGCATAAGCCGCTAAAGCTCTAGTCAAAAACTTTATTTCACGCTCAGGATCTCTTTCGCCAATATCAGTTAAATTGATTTTTTCTGCAAATGCACTTAGCAAATGATTTTTTATTTGATTCACATGGTAAATACTCATAAGGGGTCCTCCTTAAGTCGATTTTATAAAATTTGTATTATTTATCCCTTTAACAACATCAACGCAAACTGATCCGCCTCTTCCTCTTTCTTGGTTGAGGCATAATACCCACGGTTCTCCATTCGATAGTAGCTATACCCGGGGTGCATAAGGTAATGCCCCAGCTCATGAGCCACAATAAAGCGCTGGATGCCTTCAGGCAGGCTATCGTTGACTAATACATACTTGCGCCCTAAGACGCGCTTAAATATCCCATAGGTTCTTTCCGGGAGCTCGACAGCCATTACGGTGATGCCGAGCTCCTTTGCTATTTTGTAAGGGTCGTTAGTGTCATGTCTTTTGATAAGATTTCTGATGCGAAGAGGAATATTCACACGAACCTCCCATTAACAAACATACGTTCTTGAAAAGTGATTGCAAAAAAGCGCGGTCAAGTGTTGTCTTGCCGCGTTTTTATTTTTGGTCTGTTGCTGCGTCTAGAGTGCGATTAAGAAGAAGTGTAGTGGTAGATGCTGCAATGGCTATTTTTTCTTGTTCTTTTCTTTCGCATCCCAAAATGCGATTTCTAAGGCTGCTTTGATTTTGTTCTTGTCATCCTCAGAAAGGGGAGCACCTTTGAAGGTGAGTCCGTCCATTTCAAGGAGCTTTTCGAGCTGGCGTGTTTCGCGAGCTGAGGCTGATTTGTTGGTAGAAGGATTGACGGGGCGGGGAATATCGGTCCGTCCCAAAAGGTAGTCGCTTGTAACGCCGAAATAGTCGGCTAGTTTTGAAAGATTTTCATTATCTGGTTCGCGTTCGTTGTTCTCATACCTATTGTAGGTTACTCGATTAAGACCTAATTCATCGGCGACTTCAGATTGAAGCTTCTTTTTGTCTTCACGCAATTTTCGTAGGCGTAAACCAATCATTATAGTCACCTCAATTTGAATTAATTAATCAATGGACTAAGAGGTATATTCATAAGTAATTTTACCATAATGGTAAAAAAGAAAAACTAAAAGTACCAAAAAGGTAAAAATATTATTGACTATTACCAAAATGGAACATATAATTAAATTACCGAAATGGTACAGGAGGTGAAAGCATGGAAAACATATTAATCAAAATTAGATCTTTAAGAGAAAAGCATGGATTTACATTGAAAAAGCTTGCTAAAGTTACAGGGTATAGAAGTGCGAAAGGGTACAGAGATTTGGAAAATGGTAATGTTAAATTGACTGTTGAACATCTTAAGTCGCTAGCAGAGTTTTACAATATTTCTATATGCTATTTTTTTGAGAACGAAATTACCGAAAAGGTATTTTTGACTAAAGAGTCATCTTCGGTGGCGTAGGAGGTGAGCATTCATTCAATAGGCCCATTTTTCTTTTCATACAAAGCAATATAACGGGACAAAACATATTCGATATGGCGAGTTACGGTTCGGCATTCACTCTCGGCAATATATCTGATCTTGCGGGAAGTCTCATCTTTAAGGCGCAAAGTAAATGCCTTCTTGGTTGTTGTCATGAAAAACCTCCTCGGTAGTTGAATCTGGCTTGGCGGAGTAGGAGGTGAAAAGGTCGTTGGGATGATTTTTTATTCTACCTATAATCGTTTATTGCATTTTTGAGAATTTGGTTGAATTTTTTCCAGATAAGTTGAAAAGCAATAAATGAGCTCGCTTGGCTATATCGAGATGCTTTTGAATTCTTTGTTTTGGGATTCTGCGGTGCCCTTTATCTTCAATTTTTCTGGATAAAAATCTTATCGACTCCATTTCCAAATAATGCTCAACCAATATATCAAACTTTTCATAACCAATATGAAACATATCATATTTCAATTTTTCCCACTCTATATCGGGCAGTAGGTTCATAAGTTCCACAGGACTATTATTTCCGTTATTCAATTGCTCTAACCAATATACATGACGGTTCACTTCGTGAAGAAGAAGTAAAGAAGCTGCTTTTATTCTCTTTCTTCTTTCGAACCAGGCTAGCAATTGGTTTAAGCAGAACGCAAAAATTGCGCTGACCGTTGATAAGGAAAAGAATTGTACCCAGTCTAGTTCCAAACGATACACCTCCAATTGTTGGTGAAGGGCAATTTTGAAGGTTCAACCCCAGCATCATAGGTGCTAGTATCGCAAAAACTTCTTCGGAGAACTAATGAAATGAGACCATGAGTTTTCTAGGTTTGAATATTTTTCAAGAATTGCTCTTGCCTTGCTGTTGGCTTCAAGAAAATTATCTATATTTCTATCAATAATTCCGGAGATAGGTAGTTCCAGTTTCTTTACTTTGTCACTAAATATCCTTTGTATTTTTGCTATATTACGATAGTGCAAAATTAGTATTTCAAACTCATTTTTATTAAGATTGCCAAATACATGTTCTTTCTTCAATTTGTCCCAATCATGGTCAAGAGTAAGGCAAGGAATGACATCTTCAATTTTATAGTCATTAGATTTTAAGCTATTGAATACGCTTTGAGCATGTTCTACTTCTGATAGTAATATTCGGCAATGTACTCTTAATATTTTTCGTTCTTTGAGCGTCGTAATAATCCAATTGACGCTCAATGTAATTATTGCGGAAATAAATGAAACAAAAGCAGCAACGGTAGAGATCGTTTGCGAATCCATGAATTCAATCCTTTCATATCAAGATTTAGTTTCGAAGTATAGTGCGCGGTAGGAGGTGAAACATGAACGGTATTAATGTCAGGGATGCGGCGATGGAAGTCGTTGGAGTCTTGGCGAAGCATAATGTTCCAGTCTGTAAGTTTCGAGAAGTGTTTGAAGCAGCCGAAAAGATTGCATTCAATACGGCTGACATTTTACCTCCCGTTGAGTATTTGCGTTTAACTTCATTCCGGGAAGTAACTCTTAAGGCCACGTACGAGCATATGAAATATCTCGCAGACAATCCTGGGAAAGTTTCAAGTTCCGAATTAGAGGCCGCTATCGAACTGTCTTCGTCTGTTACGTACAAGGCATTTCTTGCACCACTCAAAGCGGAACTAGAGAAAATCTTTGAGCAATATCCGTTACTCGAGAGTCTTCCGGAGAAGAGCTTGAGCGACGGCTCCTGATAACCAGCCGTGTTTAGCAATGAGATCAGAAAATTTCTTTAAAAAACCTTTAGACAGATTTCCTGACTCAATAGTATTGGCTAGCTCTACTGCCGCGCAATGGTCACTCGAACCAGAAAGGTTTTCGTCAATTTTCTTTCTGAGTTCTTCAATGCTTGTGCCAATGTTATTGACATTGAAGTTTGAAGCGTTGGCAGCGGCAACTCCGATAGTGCAGCCGTTGAAGTTCATTGAGGCGGGAGGGGTACTTTGAGAAGACAAGGGGTGATGCTTCATCGCTAATGTAACTCCTTCTTCTGTTAAAAATACTTGTAGCTTATTGCCGGACTGCGTTATTGTAGCTAACTTTCGTTCTTGAAGCTGCCAGTATGGTTGAATACTCATAAGATATGTCTCTGGATCATCTGGCATTGAAATTGAAAACATTGAATCAGGAATTGATTGTTGGTCGTACACTTCCAATACTAATTTTAGCAAAGCATCTACAGGGTAAGCCTTTTTTAGATTGTAATGCTCGCGAAAAGCGAGGGGGGTGAGTTTGATTACTGTGTCATCACGGAAATATCGTACTGAAGCTAATCCGGCGTTCTGTAAAACATCTAAATCTCCCTTTATAACGGGAACAGGCTTATAGAGATTTAACTCTTGAAGATCAGATTCGCCGAATATCTTACTTTCTGAATCAGACTCGAACATTGGAACAAGTATTTGCAACATCTCTAAAGCATCAATATCAAGCATAAATTCCTATTCTCCTTTCAAGTAGAAACATGAAATCAGAACATTAGTTCAGTTTAATCATATTGTACTACTCAAATAAGGAGGTGAGCAATGCACTGTGATTGATTTTAAGCAAATTATTACAGCAGAAATTAAGGAACATAAACTGTCTTACGCAAAGCTTGCGAGGAAGTGCGGTCTGACTGAAAGGTCGATTTCTTATTACTGCAATGGCAAAAGGTCACCGACGCTTGAATCTGCCGAAAAAGTATTTGCAGCATTGGGGTATAGCTTTGTGCTAGTTCGAGAAGGCCATGAGAGAGAGGAGGGTGTGAGTGAAAGCGTCGTTGGAAAAAGAAATAACTGAACTTCTGGCCCAATACAACATTACCGGTGAAGTTGCTCAAGAAGTCCTGCGGTCAGCCGAAAAGGCAGCCAACGATCTAGCAGTCAGTTCTGGTAAATCTGCAGAGTCGGCCATGGAGACGGTACTAGAAGCAACCAAGTTTCAGTTAGAGTTTCTTGCAGAGCATCCTGAGGCGCAAGCCGTGATTGTTGGAGACGACGGGCTGATCAAGGAAATTCATGAAGTTCACCACGTTGGCCGGAATATCTGCGAGGTCGTGAAGACCTTCACTCCCAACGAGGAAAAGCAGGTCAAGGCTCTTCGGGTGGCGATGAAAGCGGAGGCCAGAATCGAGGTCGAAGAAGCCATGGCAGCCGAAACTGCCGAGAAAACAGCAAAGGGGGCGTGATCGATGCAGCTGATCAATGTTCGTTTCTCTTTTGGGAAAACGATTCGAAGAGAATTGCCCAGCGCCATTTCAACGGCTGTCGGCGCAGTTCTTCTCGGAATCACAGTGTTCATTGCCCTGTTGGTTGCTTAAAAAAAGAACCCGCATGTAGCGGGCGTGAGTGGAGGTGCGAGGTGGTTAACCCCTGATTCAATTATCGCATTGGGAGGAGGTGAATACCATGAAACAAGGATTCGCAAACCAGACAGAACCCTTCCGGAATCCCTATCGTGAAAGCCGGGAGCGAGCGAGGAAGAGCCAAGAGGTAGCGGCAGAAGCCTTGCATATATCCACTAGGACGCTTTCTAACTATGAATCCACCACACGTCCTACGGATGAAACGGTCATGAGCATGGCGGAGCTATATGAAGACCCATATCTTGAGTATGAACACCTGAGGATGAGCCCGATCGGGAAGAAGATCCTTCCGGCTATTGACCGCGGCGGAGTTTCTAGAGCCGTCATTTGCTATCAGGCAGGGATCAACATTATGAGAAGCCATGAGCCGGACATGATCCAGGTTGCCTACGATGATCGTATCGACAACCAAGAGTTGCCGGTATGGCGGAAAATCCAACGAGGCGCGCTGATGTGTGCCGGGTCATTATTCTCACTAGCACTACAGCCAATAGAAAAAGTCGCCAGCGTTGCAGCGCCAGCGACTTCACGAGAAAAACGATTTCACCGATAGTATACCACGTTTCGTATGCATCGGAAAGGGAGCGATCTATATGAGTGAAAAAACGGTAAAAGCCTTTAATATGCTGCACGAAAAGATGCTTGAGTCGAATCGGTACCGGACAGGATATCAAACAGGGCTGCGGCACGTCAGGGCTTTTTTGAAGATGTCGATCAATGAGCTTCGGGCAGTTCGGCGGTGGTATTTGCATACGCACAACTCGTTTGCCGCGGGTTTGGCCAGAGCGATCCAGGAAGTCATTTGGAGTAAGCTGCGGCAAGGGGGCGAGGCGGCATGAGCAACGTCAAAGAGGTAGTCAACTGCCCTGATTGCAATGTTAAAGGAGATGTCATTTCTCGCCATGGCAGGATCGTGCATCGCATTTGTCCCAAGTGCAAGAATGATTGGACGACGATTGTTGTTGGGAAAATAGCTAATGCTAGGGACGTGGGCGGGGGAAGCCAACATGCTTCTTGATGTAACGCAGCTTTCATGGAAAAGTGCAGCCTATCCGTTTCGCGGTCCGGATTCGCCGGATGAGCCTGAAGAGGAAATGGAATGCTGCCACGACTGCGGAGCGCCTACCAAAGAAGGGAACCTTCGTTATGGCCCTGGGCTAGATCTTCATAAATATTGCAAGGCTTGTTGGGAATACAATTTCGCTGGAAAGGAAGAGGATGAATGAGCGCGATTGCCACTATCAATATGAGTCATGAGGATTGGATTGAGACTCGTAAAAACGGAATTGGAGGCAGTGACGTGGCTGCCGTTCTTGGAATCAGTAAATACAAGTCACCTATTGCCTTGTGGCTTGAGAAAACCGGTATGGTGGAGCCAGAGGATTTGAGCGAAAAGGAATCCGTGTATTGGGGAAATACGCTTGAAGAAGTGGTCGCCAAAGAGTTTGAACGTCGAACTGGCAAGAAGGTTAAGCGCCGCAACGCGATCCTGTTTCACCCTAACCATTCTTATATGTTTGCCAATGTCGATCGGCTTGTTGTAGGAGAGAAAGCAGGTCTAGAATGCAAAACGGCTGGCTGGCGTCAAGAAAGCCGCTGGGAGGGCGACGAAGTTCCGGATGAATACTATCTGCAGTGCCAGCATTATTTGGCCGTGACGGGCTTAATGAAGTGGTACATCGCCGTATTGATTGGCGGACAGACCTTTGTTTGGAAAGAGATTCCGCGCAATGAAGAAATCATCCGGATGCTGATCGAAAAAGAAGCAGATTTTTGGTCGCTCGTTGAGACTAGAACAAGGCCTGCTATTGATGGAAGCGAAGCGAGTGCTGAGGCGTTAATGCGTGAGCTTCCAAGTTCTAACGGTAGCACCATTGACCTTCCATCGGACGCCGCCTTCTGGATCGAGCAGTACGAGACAGGAAAGGAAAGCCTAAAGACAGCAGAAGAAGCAGTCCGGCTTGCTGAAAATCATCTCAAAGAGTTTCTTGGGGAGAACGAAGCCGGTGAGTGCGGTGAGCGAGTGGTCATTTGGAAAAGCACCAAGCCGCGTGAGTCGTTTGATAAGGCCAAGTTTGAAACAGACTATCCGGGCATATATCAAAACTACACAAAACCAGGAGCGCCTAGTCGGCGGTTCTCTGTGAAATAGGAAGGGCGGGAGATACTATGGCAGCAGCAAGTGGAAATAACAATGCACTGGTGGAGCGTGTAGCGGCCAACAAGCAGCAAACGCAAGCAATGACCCCGGCGCAGACGGTTCAGGATTATCTGCGTCGAATGGGCCCTGAAATTGCCAAGGCATTACCGAAACATATGGATGCTGATCGGATGGCGCGAATTGCGCTTACGACAATCAGAACAACACCAAAACTACTAGAGTGCAGAATTGAAAGCTTAATGGCTGGCATTATGCAAGCAGCTCAGTTGGGACTTGAACCGGGTCAATTAGGGCATTGCTACCTGATCCCATATGGGAACCAAGCAACCTTTATCATCGGGTACAAAGGCATGATTGATCTTGCTAGACGGTCAGGGAATATCAAAAGCATCTACACTCACTGCGTATATCAAAACGATGAATTTTCTTATCAGTATGGATTAAATCAGGACCTGCACCACGTCCCTGCGGAGGAGGAGCGCGGATCATTTAAAGGTGCTTATGCAGTAGCTCATTTTGTAGACGGCGGGTACCAATTCGAGTACATGACAGCAGCGGAGATTGAGAAGCGGCGCAATCGCTCCAAGGCTGCCAACAGCGGTCCGTGGGTTACTGATTTTGAAGAGATGGCCATGAAAACGGTACTGCGTCACATGTGGAAGTTCTTGCCGATTAGCGTGGAAGTTTTGAGTAAGGTCGAACAGGCCGACGAAACGGCTAAAAGTCAAATCGCAGAGGATATGGGCGAAGTACCTGCAATTGATGTGTTTGCACACGAGCCGGAAAAGCCAATGACCGATGATGAGATTTTGGATGCAGCTGTAGGCGTGAAGTAATGAAATGCAAGCCCGGCGTAACTACTCGGACCTATTGCCTAACGTGCAATACCGAAGGAGTACAAGTCGGATATTCTTGGCCCATGGTCAAGATGCGTTGCCCTGGCTGCGGTACTGAATGGCGAACGCTATCCGCGATTTGCGAGCGGTGCCATCATGCCAGCGGCAGCCCTTGGGCCAGTGAGTGCCCGAGATGTGAAATGAAAAGATTAGAGGCGGTGTGATGGCCGCCTCAGTACTTATAGCAGGCGGTGTCATATGAACTACATGCGAGAGTTGAACGCGTTTAGGAATTGGGCGATGATAAACCGACCATCTACCGGGGGAGTTGCTTTATGGAACATGCTCATGAACATAAACAACATGACCGGGTGGAAAGAATGGTTTACTGTGCCGAATCAAACGCTTCAACTACTTACCGGATTGTCCCGACAAGGGATCGAATCCACAAGGAATTCGCTAATTCAGTTCGGCTTAATCGAGTATAAAAAAGGACGGTCTAATCAAGCAGGAAGCTACCGGATGATATCGCTTTTATTTCCGAGTGACCCTAGTGATCCTAGTGAATCTGTGGATAACTTTTCTGAGTGTAAGAATTTAGGCACAGCACTAGGCACAGTAGTAGGCATAGATGTAGGCACACCAGTAGTCACACCTATAGGCACAGGTGTAGGCACAGTAGTAGGCCATTCTTATACAAGACTATACGTAGACGAAAAAGAAAAAATAAAAGAAAACGTTCCTACTAGTCAGCCTGTGGATAAGTCCCTTTGTGAAAAATGCGGGGGAAAGGGATACGTGGTTGTTAAGGTGCCGTTTAACAACGGGCTGAGCTTAAAGGACAGCGTGGTTCCATGTGAATGCAAGAAGCAGAAACGGTGGGGTGTACCGGAGGAGTACCAGCGAGAAGGTGTGGAGGTGTGAGATGAAAGTGGCGTTTGTTTGCAAGAAGTGCGGGAAAGAATTTCGCATGAGGGCTGACATCTACGCGAGCAAGTATAAGGGCCAGGAGAGCTGCATGACTTGTCGGCTGAAGGAGAAGCAGGATGCGAATGAGTGAGGGTAAGTCCGTGCTTGTATTACCCGGTAGACTGCCGGGGCTAAACGAATACACCCGGGATTGTCGGGCGAACAGGCAAGCTGGAGCAGCATTAAAGCGCGATGCGGAAGAAGAAATCATTTGGGAGATAAAGCGGCAACTGAGAGGCAAGCGGTTTAGACGGGTGAAAATTGCTTTTCGGTGGATAGAGCCGAACCAGAAGAGAGACTTAGATAACATTGCGTTCGGGAAAAAGTTTGTGCTTGATTCGTTGCAAAAGAGCGGTGTTCTCTCAAATGACGGGTGGCGACAAATTGCAGGGCTTGCTGACGAGTTTGAGGTTGACCGTGTGAATCCGAGAGTGGTTGTCGAGATCGAAGAGGTGAGTATTTGCGTCGATCAAGGCGTTAATGGGGGTTAATTTTTATAGGTGTGGGGTGAAGATGTGGGGTTAAAGATGTTATCCCTTTTCTCCGGTATAGGCGGCATCGACCTTGCTGCTCAGTGGGCTGGAATTGAGACGGTGGCTTTTTGTGAGATAGAATCGTATGCGGTTAGCGTGCTGAAGAAGAGATTTCCGGGGGTGCCGGTTTATGGCGATGTCAGAAAGATTAGTAAAGAAACGCTCGAAGAAGATGGCATATCAAAAGTCGATATTGTCTGCGGTGGATTTCCTTGTCAACCGTTTAGCGTCGCCGGTAGCAGAAAAGGGCAAGAAGATGACCGCTACCTATGGCCTGAGATGCTTCGCGTTGTGGGAGAACTCAAGCCGCGGTGGGTATTGGGCGAAAATGTTGCAGGACTCTTGTCAATTACTGATGTTTCCGGGAGAAGAGGGGGAACTTTTGGAACCATTCTCTACGAATTGGCCACGTTGGGGTATCGTGTCGGATGGTCGTGCTATGGAGCTGGCGATATCGGGGCGCCGCACCAAAGAGATAGGGTGTTTATTTTGGCCAACTCCTCACGCTAACTGTCATACGGGTGCAGGAGAGCATGGGGACGGCGGAGATAATCTTCAAACTGTAGTTAAGTTATGGGGAACTCCAACTGCTTGCTCTTATAAAGGGTCATCGTTGTATGGTAGTAAAAGACACGTTGAAGAAGTAAGACGTGGAAATCTAAAAGGAGAGGTAATGGAACCAAACAATGTCGGTCAATTAAATTCCGATTGGGTAGAGTGCTTAATGGGATTTCCTGAAGGTTGGACGGACATTGATTACGAGAACGTTCAGGAGTGGCAAGGTTGGCCTGCACCCTTAGGAAATGGTGATGACTGGATGACTCCAACAACACCATCTGGCGGCAAAAACATTCCGGAGGATGCAATAAAAAGATGTAATACGATTTATCGCAAAGACGGGAGGAAAGTTCAATTTCATCTTGAGAATCAAGTAGTTGGTATTTCTCCTCAGTATAGTTACGAACCGTCACGAGTGATTCAAGGACAAAAAAACAGAGCAAAGCGGCTTAAGGGCTTGGGGAATGCAGTAGTGCCGCAGCAAGTCTATCCAATATTTGCGGCGATTGCCGAGATTGAGGGGGAATGAAAATATGATCGCAAGAAAAGAACGGCGTGACGTGGCCTTGGCTGTTGCAGGTCAGCTGGATCGACGGCATAAGCCGACGGCGCCGGTAATGCTGCCGTCGCATGGATACTACTGCAAGGAGTGCGGCCAGTGGATGGAGTGGCTGACTAACGGCCACGCCCAGGGCCACGGATACGAAAGCCGAGCGGACATGCTGCGCAAGGGGGCGGCGGTAAAGTGCACTGTGTCCCATGGAGCGCATAGGAGGGGGGCATGAAACGGGGTATGTTAAATTAACGGATAAAAAAAGGCACCAATACTAAAGAGTATTAGTGCCTGGCGTGCTATTGTGGACGATTAGCCGGAGGCTTAGGAGGACGAAGTTCCTCGGCTACCTTTTTAGCCTGCTCTTCGGAAAGGCCGGCAACATCCATTAGTTCTTTAACCATTTTTTCTTGATGATCACCAGCTGGTGGTTTTCCAGTGCGATTCATGGGAGGCATTCCTTGTGCGCCTTCACGTTTTTCATGTTTTGATTTAAACATTTCGCGGATTTTTTTGGATTGTTCTTCCGAGAGGGTTCCGATAGCAACTAACGAATTCAGTTTGTCCTCGATGTGTTTTGACGGATCCATCTGTTGTCCCTGGGGCGGTGGGCCAGGTGGCATTTGGTTGTCGTTATTTTGGGCAAATGCTAGGGAGGTGGTAGAAAGCAAGAAGCAACAAAATAGACTTAATGACAACCATTTTTTGATTGATTTTCCTGACATAATGTTCCCTCCTAATATTGATAATCCTATTTTAAAAGGGGAACCTTTGGTTTTGATATGAAAAACAAAGTGGATATACAAAAAGGGCGGCATTGCGACCGCCCTAATGGCTATTTGAGTGGAGGTGACGCCAGATGGAAAAGGTGCAAACGGTTACCGGGGAAGATATCCAAGAGCAAATCCGGCGCGAGAACAAAGTGGCTGCAGCATGGCTTATTCACTATCGAGAGCGAAAGCGGCTGCACGATGAGAGGCGCAGGGAAATTGAGTCAGGAACCTCAAAAGAGCGCGACGAGAATGTCGGCGGGGGACGGGCATCGGAGCCGGGAAGGCCGACAGAGGCTATGGCGCTAGCGCTAGACGCCCATGATAATTGCAACAACGCCAAGTGGTTAGTCGCGGTCGAGGATGTCATGCGGATCATCGGGCCGAAGAAGCGCCAGCTAATCGAATTTAGGCAAGAGTGCCGCTACTACATAAGCCCTGATGGTGGTCGGCCAGGGTGGATTGCGCCAGTGCAGCAGAGATTTGGGGAGGTAACCGGCTGGTGTCCGGCTGAGCGGACGGTGCAGGATATGTGGAGAGATGTGATTGCTTTGACTGTTAGGGTGGCCATGGCGCATAATTGCAAGTTTTTTAGTAAACCACGCGTGTAAAACCCCCTGGAAATCGTGGTATGATAGTAACATCGATAGATTCGAAGCAATCGGAAGGGAAGGATTTGAAACAATGAACAATCTCAAGAAGTACAGCGTTGCAATCATCGCGCTGGTTATCGCGTTCTCTTTTGGCGTTTTGACCGGTTGCTCTAAGACAGAAAAGCCAGCAGATGTGCCAACAATACCAAAAACATCAGCAGCCAAGCTTCCAATGCCCGATAATGTCAAAGGGATTCACACGGTACAAGCAGCGGGGAACATCGAAGTTGCATTTTCTCCTGGCGGCGGAATTACCACAATGATTGTGCAAAACCTTAATAAGGCTCAAAAGTCCATTGAGGTTCAGGCTTATTCGTTCACCAATGCTGATATCGCAAAGGCGCTGGTTGATGCGCATAAACGTGGCGTGCAGGTCCGGGTTATTCTAGACAAGTCGCAAGAGACAGAGAAATACTCTTCTCTTACCTTCTTGCAAAATGCCGGAATTCCGGTTCAAATCGACAAAGATTTTCAGATTGCACATAGCAAAATCATGATCATCGACGGAATTGATGTTATAACCGGCTCTTTCAATTTTACGAAGTCGGCAGAGCAATCGAACGCTGAGAATTGTCTGGTCATTCACGGAAATCAGGCACTAGCGCAGCAGTACATTCAAAATTGGCAATGGCGCTGGGAAGCAACCGCAAATAAATAGCAGATAGTAGAAGAGCGTCCTTCGGGGCGCTTGTTTTGCATGAAATTATTTCCTTTTGGAGAAGTGAGAGTTATCTTACTAAAAGGAGATGGTTTTGGTGGGCTTTGCTAATTTTTACAGCGAAGACAAAAAAGAAAAAATGGTTATGGATGGTGGCTGCGGGTGGTTACTAGTAGATAGTGCTACATCTGTTGTTATAGATCATTTTGAAACAACGGAACAAGCCAAGAAAAAATTAATTGAACTGGGAAAAGCTGAAAATCATAAAAAGTTCATGGATATGTAGTTTTAAGGGCGTCCTTCGGGGCGCTTTTATTTTGCAGGAAATCACATCCTTTTGACGAAGAAGACATAAAATGGAAAAAGGGGATGACTTATAATGGAGAGATATGAAGAAGGCCCAACGATGTTGGTTACTGATTGGGAAAATTACTCAATATGCTATTTTGCCGAAAAACATTGGGTAAGTAGAGATAACCTTAACCAGCAAGCACAGGAATATCAAGAAGGGAAATTTCCTCGTGTTTGGTGTCATAAGACTGGAAATTGGTGTGAAATAAAAGAGGGACCTGCTCAATGTGTTTATTTTCAAAATGCGAGGAATGAATAAATTATGTGGGTTAGCGTTTTGCGAGGCGCTTTTTCAAGAATTATGTATTGTAAGAAGATAATTTTTGATTGAGGTGAGTATATGACTAAAGAAGAGTATTTAAGGGCGATAAAAGGTGAAATTGATTCTAATCAAGGAAAACGTTGTAAAAGTGCCTTTGATTTAGCGCTTGACAGTAGAAAGTTTGAAATCGATTTGTTTTGGAAAAGAATATCGTTCTTTTGGACATTTATTACGGTAATATATGCTTCGTATGGTGCTTTGATTTTTAAAATAGTAGAAGTTATTAAGGAGTTCAAGTATGAGCCTGCTCAGGTAGCCTCTTTTTGGATTATTTCAGTTTTTGCCACTGTCTTATCAATTCTTGGCCTTATAATGTCTTTTGTTTGGATATGGTCGATTGCAGGAAGTTCTTTTTGGCAAAAAAACTGGGAAGCACAGGTTGATGTTATCGAAAATGAGATTCATGGTCCTATTTATAAGACAATTTATGCTAAGTGTAATATTGCAAAGGAAAGAGATAATTCTCGACCTCAAGTTTATCCAATTTCAATGTCGAAATTAGCCTGGTTTGGTGCAAAAATAATGACCTGGTTTTCACTATTAGTTATGAGCTTTTCTATGAGTGCTCTAATCTGGGGCTTTTGTTTTGTGAATAAAATTGAGTTTTATCAACTTGTCCTCCGTATCAATTTATTTGATATACTTATTGTGATTAGTGTTTTATCACCATTTGTTTTAGGGAAAATTTCTTCTCAAGTATTAAATTATTACAAAAACAAATACCTTTTAAGTAGTTGGGCGCATAAGTGTGGTAATGAAGAAAAAGAAAATATAACAATTATTACCAGAGCTCCATTGGACTTATGAGCGAACCGAGGTGGTGATGTGGCCGAAAAACACGACCTAGCGCTAAATGATTATCTGCTGGGGATGAAGTACCGGGAGATTGCCGAGAAATACGGAGTCACAATCGACGCAGTGAAGCAGTGGAAAAAGCGTCACGGATGGAACCGCGACGCCCCGGTGCGTTCAGCGAAAAAACCTGTACCCAATGTACACAAAAATGAAGAGGGTACAAAAAGGGTACAGAAGCAAACCGAAAAGTTAGATTCAGAAGATAAAGAGCTGTCCGAACAGGAACAGCTCTTTTGTTTGTATTACGTCGGGACATGGAATGCAAAGCAGGCTGCTCTCAAAGCGGGGTACGGTCAAAAAAGCAATAAGCAAACAGCTTATGTTATGGGCTGTCGGCTGCTAAAGCGTCCAAGAGTGATTGAAGAAATCAAGCGGATCAAGGAACTGCTGGTTCAAGATGTGTACTTGGAGGCAAAAGACGTTCTGCAAATGTACATCAAGATTGCCTTTGCTGATATTGGCGAGATGGTTCGTTTCAATGGAAGCTCAGTTAGCCTGTTTAACTCCAACGAAGTGGATACCTCGCTGATCCAGGAGGTCAAGGAAGGCAAAGACGGCATTTCGATAAAACTGGTCGACAAAATGAAGGCACTGGAAAAACTGGAACTGTACTTTGACCTGCTGCCTGACAACTGGCGCCGCAAAGTTGAAGCGGAAAAGCTGGAGCTTGAGCGCCGAAAGGTCGATCTTGCCGAGAAAAACTCCGGCGATTCTGGCGGGCCAGCAGAAGCGCCAACATTTGTTGATGATTTAGGGAGCGATGACGATGGCGAAGATTAAAGCTTCAGAGAAAGTGCTCCCAGCGTTCCAGCCTTTTTGGAAATGTTGCAACAGGAAAGAGCGCCGGCGGCTCTATAAGGTCCTAAAGGGCGGGCGTAACAGCTCTAAGTCCACTCACATCGCTATTCGGATTATCTGGGATATGATGCGAAAGCCGGTCAATGCGCTAGTGGTCCGCAAGGTAGCCAGTACACTGGAAACTTCGGTCTATGAGCAGCTACAGTGGGCCATTGAGTATTTGGGCGTCGGTGAGTATTGGACTCCCAAGAAAAGCCCGTTGAAGCTGACGTACAAGCCAACCGGTAACAGCATTTACTTTCGTGGCGCCGATAAGCCGGAGAAAATCAAGTCTATCAAGACCAGCAAGCATCCTATTGCGATTCTCTGGATTGAGGAGTTGGCCGAGTTCAAGGTGGAGGATGAAGTTTCCACAATCGTCAACTCGGTTGTGCGTGCGGACCTGCCGGGCGGGCTTTACTACGACATTTATTATTCATACAATCCGCCGAAGCGAAAGCAAAGCTGGGTAAATAAAAAATTCAACACGCAATTCCTGCCGGCTAACGTATGGGTGCATCATAGTACCTACAAGGACAACCCGTATGTATCGAAAGAATTTATTTCCGAGGCCGAAGAGGTCAAGCGGAAGAATAAATTCAAGTACGAATGGGAGTATGGTGGCGAGCCGATCGGCAGCGGTGTGGTGCCGTTTACCAATCTTACGTTCCGAAAAATTACAGATGCAGAAATAAAGCATTTCGACAATATCCGCCAGGGAATTGACTGGGGATATGCGGCGGATGCTTTTTCTTTTGTCCGGATGCACTACGACAAGACGCGCCGCCGGCTGTATATATTCGGCGAGATTTACGGTGTGAAGCTAAGCAACCGGAACGTGGCAGAGCAAATCAAGAAAAAAGGCTGGCATACTGCCATGACGATTGCTGATTCTGCTGAGCCCAAGTCGGTAGATGAACTCAAGGGCTATGGAATCCGCATAAAAGGAGCCGAGAAGGGGCCAGGCAGCGTAGAATATGGAGAAAAGTGGCTGGATGACTTGGAGGAAATCATCATTGACCCGATTCGCTGCCCGAATACGGCCAGAGAATTTGAGGCAATCGACTATCAGACGGACAAGGACGGCAACATCCGAAGCCGCCTGGAGGACAAAGACAACCATAGTGTTGACTCCTGCCGCTACGGGATGGAGGACGACATGAGAGCATCGCGCTCTTGGAAGGGGGCATCAAGTTGAATTTGAGGTTAGATGGATTTCAAAACGCCGTGCTCGGTCACGGCATGCGGAACAAAGACCCGGCTGCGCATTTCTCTTTTGAGAACCGGCCAATTTTAACGGATCATCTTTTGGGGCAGATGTACTTGGACAGCGCCCTTACCCGGAAAATTATCCGGCTGCCGGCAGAAGAGGCCGTGAAGAATTGGATTGAGGTTGAAGGGGATGAAGAAGAGCTTGCTCTGCAATCGCTGGATGACTTGGGAGCAGAAGAACATTTCGCCAATGCGGTGAGCTGGGCGCGGCTGTATGGCGGCGCCGTAATTTTGTTGTTGGCCAACGATGGCGGTATCTTAGAAGACCCACTAAACGAGGGCCGCGTTCGGCAGGTGGAAAGTCTTAGGGTGTATGATCGGACACAAGTGACTTGGAATGAGGCGGTTCTTTATGAGGACCCAACAAACAAGCAATACGGCCAGCCACAGTACTATCAAATCAACCCGATTGGTGGTATTCCCTTCATGGTCCATGAGAGCCGACTCTTGAGATTTAGTGGAGACCCGCTGCCGGACTTTTACCGGCTGCAGTATCAAAATTGGGGACTGCCGGTACTTCAAGGTATGTGGGATGAACTTTTCCATAACGGCCACTCGCAGAGCCTAGCAATCAAGATCATGGAGAGAATGAGCCAAGGCATTTTGAAGTTAGACGGCATGCTAGAAGTGCTGATGCAAGAGGGTGGGGACGCCGAGGTGCAAAAGCGGCTGCAGCTTATTGATATGGCGCGTAGCATTCTCAACACCATCGCCATCGACGGGAAAGACGATTTTGACATCAAAAATATGAGCCTGACGCAAATCCCCGAGCTTCTGGACCGGTTTGGCCAAATGCTAGCGGCTGCCGCCAATATTCCTTTTACGCTTCTATTTGGACGTTCGCCAGCGGGGATGAACGCGACCGGCCAAAGCGACCTCGAGAACTTCTATAACTCGGTTAGGCAGCTGCAGAAGAGGCAAATCAAACCCAATCTGGATAAACTGGTGCGGCTGATTATGCTGTCTAAAGATGGTCCATTCCATGGCCGGCAGCCGAAAGCTTGGTGCGTTGAGTTTCAGCCTCTGTGGTTGCCAAGCGATAAAGAGCGAGCCGAGACAGAGAAGCTGCAAGCCGATGCGGCCAAAGCTCGGGCGGATGCCGCCAATGTGTATGTGGGCGCCAGTGCTTTGGATCCGGCGGAGCTTCGCAAGAAGCTTGCCGATGATGGTGAGTATGAAATTGATACTTCTCTTGTTCCAATTGAACCGACTGAGGAGGAGATGACTGATGAGCCGCCAGCGGTTGCGTGAGGTTGTGCCGCGGCGGCGCTGGTTGTTTCCGATAGGCGTGGAGCGTGAGTACGTTCGCTTTGCTAAGCGGCTTGTGGCGGCCATACGGGAGTCGGTGAAGGAAGAGCTGCCAAGGCTGCGGGACATCCAAAAGATCAAGCAGGATAGTGCTAGAGAGGACATCTACATGCTGATGCAGTCGATCCGAAGCCGGTTTAAGTCTAAAGTGGAGCAGCTTCGCGTCGATGCAGAGCTGCGGCGTATTGCAAAACTGGCAGGGGACTTCAACATGCGGCAATTTCGAGCAGTTCTTCGCTCGGCTATGAAAGTAGATGTTTTCGTGCATGAGCCGTGGCTTACGGACTTGGTTAATGTTTGGGTTTCAGAGAATGTGCGGCTGATTTCCACCGTTCCTGAAACTGTGTTTTCGGACATCGAGGGGATTGCGGCACGCGGCGTTATGGATGGCACATCTACCGCTGACCTAGCAGATGATATTTTGGAGCGGGTCGATCTTGGCGAGAGAAAAGCGCAGCTTATTGCCAGAGACCAAGTGGGGAAACTCAATGGCGACATTACTCAGCACCGGCAAACACAAGTGGGGATTGAGTCGTATATTTGGAGCACGTCCAAAGATGCCAGGGTGCGGGCAAAACATGCATATCGAGAGGGTGTGCGTTTTCGTTGGGATGATCCGCCGCCGGACGGCCATCCAGGGAAGCCAATCCATTGCCGCTGCGTGGCTCTTCCTGTAATTGACCTGGACCGCATTCGGTACGTGGGCATGCCGATGCCAGGAAGGAGGTGAGAACACTTGGCACAACGATTCGATAGGTTTGAAATTCAGGCAACCAAAACACCAGAAGGATTTATCCAAGACTCGCCGATTATCGGGCGGGTAGGTATCTTAGAGTACCGGCAGCCGGACGGCAGTATTCGCAAAGAATTGCGGCCACCGGAAGAAGCCTTTCACGCTGACAGCCTGGCGACATTAAAAGGAAAGCCGGTGACTGTAGGACATCCGGGCCTCGTTCGGGCCGATAACATCAAAGCCGTCCAGCCGATCGGCACGATACTGACGGAAGGGCGCCAGGATGGAGAGTTTATTCGTGCTGATATGGTCATTTATAATCTAGACACCAACGGGCGGGAGCTGTCCTGCGGGTACTCGCTGGACACTGAAGAGACGCCAGGCGAGTGGAACGGCCAGCTATATCACGCAATTCAACGGAACATCCGGTATAACCATGTGGCCGTCGTGCCCCAGGGGAGAGCCGGTCCTATAGCTAGGCTCAACATGGACGGCAGTCAAGAATATGAATATGAGGAGGAACCAAAGAAAATGCCTAAAATCAGATTGGACAGTGGGCTAGAGTATGAAGCAGCCCCAGAAGTTATCGTGGCTTTTGAAAAGCTACGCACGGACCATGCCGCTGCAACGACAGCGCAAAAAGATTTGCAAATCCGGTTAGATACCACGGAGGCGGCGAAGGATGCGCTGCAAGCCAAAGTAGACGGACATGCGGTAGAACTGGAAAAGGTTCGCAAGGATGCTGCTGACGGACTGAGCGAGGCGGTTAAAGCCCGCGTAGCGCTTATCAAGACCGCTGACGATTTCAAGGTTGATAAAGCCGATGAAATGAATGACCGCCAAATTAAAGAAGCTGTTATCAAAGCCGCACGAGGGGATTCCGCGCTGGATTTAAGCCAGAAGTCGGACGCCTACATCGAAGCGGCTTTTGATTTGGCGACGGAAGATGGCGCTAAGCGTATGGACGCCATGAGCCAGCAGCGCAAAACGGTCAACGACAAACAGACCGACCAAGAGCGCAAAGATGGTGTTACCAGCGCAGCCGAAGCGCGGCAGCGCATGATCGAGGCGCAGAAAAGCGCCTATGAAGGAGGCAAAGAATAATGCAAACGTCTTACACCCAGTATATGACTGCCGGGATTGCCGGGAACAAATACGACTGCTCTTATAGTCGTGTCGATTCCTATGCTTGCGAGGGTGGTAACGTGGCCCCCGGCATGGGCGTGGTTCTTGGAACGGATCCGGAGAAACAAGTAAAACTAGCAGCGGTCACGACTTCGGTTGTTGCGGGTGTTGCTCTTCTGCAAGCTAAAGAACAGGCTGCAGACGGAACGGTCGTTTATGCGGACAAAGACACGATTCCGGTCTTGAACAAAGGCCGTGTGTGGGTTCCGGTCGTTGAAGCCGTTACCGCTGGAACACAAGCTTTCCTAGTATTCAGTGGGGCTAATAAAGGGCAATGGGCCGCAGCCGCTGGAGCCGGACCGATTGCTTCGGCGATTACCGGAGCAAAGTTTATTACTTCAACCACCGGCGCAGGTTTGGCCGTCGTGGAATTGAACTAAGAGGAGGAATTTAGTACATGAAAAACGAACATAGGTACGATGAAAGAGACCTTGCTGTGATCCAAGCGAGTCAGCATTTTGATGCTAATGAAAGCATGTTTTTTGCTCGCGAGCTAGAGCAGGTTAAGGCAAAGACTTACGACAAAAAGTTTGCGGAGCTGACGGCGACTCGGGTTATCCCGGTATCGAGCGACGTGAACCCTGGTGCGGAAAGCATCACTTATTACCAGTACGAAGAAACCGGCATGGCTGACATCATCAGCAACTATGCCAATGACTTGCCTCGGGCTGATGCTAAAGGCAAGCCGTTTTCGTCTGTAGTGAAAGGCCTAGGCGCGTCCTATGGCTATTCCGTGCAGGACGTTCGTGCAGCTCGCATGGCAGGCAAACCTTTGGAACAGCGCAAAGCTAATGCGGCTCGTGCGGCAGTGGATCAGAAAATCAATAAACTGGCTTACTTCGGAGATTCTGTGCATGGATTGGTTGGCTTGTTTAACCATCCGAACGTCACCGTTTACACGTTGCCGGCGGATGGCACTGGAAGCAGCACGAAATTTATTGATAAAACGCCTGACCAAGTGCTGCGGGACCTAAACGGCATGGTCAACAAGATCATTGATCTGACTGCAAGTGTTGAAAGTCCGGATACTCTGTTGCTTCCTCATGCAGTATATGGGGATTTGACCACCCGGGCGCGGTCGGCTACTTCTGATACGACAATCTTAGATTTTTTCATTAGTAAAAATCCTTACGTCAAAAACGTGATTCCGATTCCTGAGTGCAAAGGAGCGGGTACAGCTGGCGCCGACTTGTGCATGATGCTGCGCCGCGATCCGGACAAACTGACTCTGGAAATTCCTCAGATGTTTGAGCAGTTTCCGCCTCAGACGAAGGGTCTTGAGTTTGAAATCCCTTGCCACGCTCGCTTCGGCGGCGTAATTATTTATTACCCGCTGAGCCTTATCAAGGCCAGCGGCTGCTAAAAAGGAGGACTTCTTGTGGAAATTTTGCGTGTAACTTTGGTAAACAATCAGCCCCGCGTATGGTGCTTGGGCGATACCGACCTTATTCCTGGACAAAAGCGCCGTGTTGCCAAAGAATTTTTGGATCATCCGGACGTGAAAGATGGTCTTGAAAAAGGTTATCTGAAGCTTGTAGAGGAGCCGATCGAAGAAACTCAGGAAACTACCAATATTGACGGCATGACCGTCGACCAGCTAAAGGCGTATGCTGCCGAAAAAGGCGTTGATCTTGGCGGCGCTACCCTAAAAGCAGACATCTTGGCCGCTATCAAAGGCCATGAGTGAGCTGCAGACTTTCCGGCTGCTTTGTCCTGAGTTTGCCGCAAAAACTGACGAAGAAGTCCTTTCCATGATGGAACTAGCCAGACCGCACGTTTCGGCGTCGCGGTTTGGCGTTTTTTATGGGCAGGCGGTGGCGCTGCGTGCTGGTCATATGTTTGCTACGCAAGCAATGGTAGCGGCGTACGGATCCACATCGGCGGCGGTAACCGGCGGACAGATTCTGTCGGAAAAAGAAGGAGACTTGCAAGTCGCTTATGCGCAGTCGGCTAGCTCGGCGACGTCCGATGACACGTTATCTCGGACCTTTTACGGCAGAGAACTTACGGCGTTGGCCAAGCGGTGCATAGTGACGGCCATGAACCGCATGGGAGGTTGATTCTTATGGCAAATGTAAAAGAAATTGATCGCGGCTGGAACCAACTCAAGCGCGGGCTGAAGAATATCGACAACATTGTAGTGGATGTGGGAGTGCAAGCCGGAGAAGCGGCAGAAGACGGCCAGGACATGGCGTCGATTGCTGCCTACAATGAATTTGGGACCGAGAGAATTCCTTCGCGGCCGTTCATGCGGGACAGCTTCGACGAAAACCTTGGCCGGATTGATGCCTTTTCACAGGAAGTATTGAAACGGGCTATCATTGGAAGGCTTAATTTTGTGCAATCCATGCACCTAATAGGACATAAAACCACTGGGATCATACAGAAAAAGATTGTAGAAGGGCCGTGGACGCCCAATGCTCCATCGACAGTAGCGCAGAAAGGATCCGATCGTCCCTTAGTTGACACAGGACGCCTGCGCCAATCTATTCGGCATATTGTGAGGCACCGGTGACCGGCTTGCGGCGGCCAGTGACCGTCACCAGGAGACCGCCAGGTGCATATGATGCCAATGGCCGCTGGCAGGAGGGGACAACCTCCCAACTAACCATTTTGGCTAGTGTGCAACCGGCAAAGGTAGAAGATGTGTCCTCAATGATGAAGGAACTTCCGGAAGGGAGGAAATCCAGCGGTGTGGTGAAAATCTACTCCGCAGAGCCGATACAACGAGCAGAAGACGGAACCGAAACCAGCCAGAACGCGGACCTGATAGTCTGGCAGGGCCGGACCTATGAAGTGGTTCTATGCATGCCGTATCAGTCTGGGATACTGCCGCACTATAAGAGCCTCGCCGTGGAGGTGAGGCCATGATATGGACTGATTTTGAAAATACCTTGCATGCTATGGTAGTGGCGCTGACAGGAAAAGTTGCAATCTGGGAAAAACAGAATGGACCCAAGCCGAAAAAGCCGTATCTAACTGATGTGACCCCAATAAGTTAGACTTTATAGCGTATCAGTTTTTACTGGTACGCTATTTTTATGCAGCATTAAGATGAAGCCTGTATTCTAGCGGACTCATCCAACACAAGGACTGCTTGATTCTTTGCTCGTTGTAATATTTTACATATTTGATTATTGCATCTTTCAATTCATCATAGCTGTAATAAACGACGCCGTAGTACATTTCTTGTTTCATAATTCCAAAGAAGTTTTCCATTACCGAGTTGTCATGACAGTTTCCCTTGCGAGACATACTTTGATATATTTTATTGGCCTTTAAAGTTCGTGTATATGCTTTCATCTGGTAAGCCCATCCCTGATCAGAATGAAACGTTCTTCT